GTTAAGTATACCCTAGTATCTTCTGCTCCTCCTTCACAATATGGATTACCACCTTTATCTGGTGATAAATACTTATCTGGATGGTCATATAATGAAACAAATTGGGCTCCTAATGTAAATCCTTCTTCCATAATAGCTCTAGAATTAGGTTTATGTATGTAATCGTTTTCTAAAAAATATACAGTATCATTATCATCCATTTGTAATGCCTCATCTAAAGCAATATTAAATGTAGCAGCACCGTTACCTTTATTAACATATAAAATATGATCTTTTGACTTATATTTTTCAATCATATCACTAGTTTCCTTAGAAACATTATCTGCTATAATAGACCACTCACAATCATCAAATACTTTAACTGCATTTGCTAAGCATGTTTCATTTGTAACATAATCAGGCTTTACTTTACTATATCCCGCGTCTGATATTCTATATATTATTTTCATAAAGTATTATAATATGCATTTTGTTTTTCTTGTCGTTGAATTTCTTTTGGATGATATAATGCTAACCCCTCCATTGCAGGTAATGCTGCATATGTCTTATAACCGTCTAATTTTTCATGTACCTTATTTTTCCATTTAATATGTGGTAAATTTTTCCATACTCTCCATTGATAATCAGGCCAATTAACCCAACCTTTTTCATTTACATTCCACCTCCACTGTTTAATATGATCATCAGTTAATCCTTTTACTGTATTAACTCTGGGTACAACATAAACTTCATTTTCAGGATTAGCTTCTAATATTACTGGTAATTGTGATATTAAACTATCATGTGGGTATTCATCAGCATCTATTTGAAATATATAATCTCCATCACATAATTCTGTTAATTGATTTTTCCAATCAGCAAAATGATGTTTAAATGTTTTTGCATGGTAAGAACAACAACCATCATCTTTTAATTCTGTTATACGATCCCAAACTTCAGGTGTACCATTCTTTTTATCAAATAAAATAACTATTTCATCTTGCTTACGTTTTTTCTTTATAAGCAAATTTAATAAATGAGTAATTTCATTTAATTCATTACAAACTGTTATTGCATAACTTATCTTCATATCTATTCTGGTAATGCCCCAATATACGAAAGAGCATCCATGTAGTCACGTTCTTTAAAATGTTTTAAAGTAGACATATCTGGTTTGTACTCTGTAGTTGAGCCATCTTTATTCTTTATTGGTTCATCTAATTTTACTGCTTTTACTGATGCCCAAGCCCATTCACCACTTCCATCACCATCAGCATATACCATACCTAATTCTGGTATTGTTATTGTATTTGGTAGCCAAGTCAAACCCGTTTTAACATCTGTCCATGCTAAATCTTTATATAACTCAGGTAATACTTCCATTTGTTCTTTAAAGAAATCTTGATCTGGGGTCATTAAACTATTACTCCAAAAACCACAAGATAAACTATAATAATTAGTAATTTTAGGTGTAACCTCTATTCTATAACATAAATCACCTCCTGATTTAGGGCAATTAATTATTTCATCAAATTGTTCCATTATACTGTTTTTAGTGTTGGAGTTGTAAGTGATGGGGTATCCATACTTGGTAAATTAAGTTTTAACTCAGTAGCAAATTCAGGTACATTAGCATCTAAAATATTACCTACTAAATCTTTCATTTTATCGTAACTAAATTCTGTTTTGATATAATGTCCTTGTTTTTTAGCTGGTCCAACGAATTTTTTATAGTTACTAAATACATTTTTATATGCATCTTTAGCTTGTTTTGGGTTAACTTGGAACCATTGGTATTCTGCCTTAAGCCATTGATTAGCTGCACTTTGATGTACATTTTCTAACTGTCCGCCTAATACAACTGCTAATCCGGGTTCAACAAAATCCATATGACCAGACCATCCTGATACTATTAGTGGTTTTTTAGATAAACAAAATTCCTGTAATGGTCTTCCAAATCCTTCACCTTTAGTAAAACTAACCATAGCTTTAACTTTAGGATGATTATATAATTCATTTATTTGTGAATCACTAAGCCCTCCATTTAATAAATAAACATTAGGTAAATCATCATTTGGATAATTTTTTTTAATTTTAGATATATTATTAAGTAATTGTTCTCTACTCATATAACTATTTCTACCAGTTGATGCTTTCAATATTAAACCAGGTCTTGATTTTTTATTTTTAAATGTTTGAAAGAAATAATCTATCATTAATCCAACATTTTTTCTATCATGACCCATATCCCCTTGCATCCAATGTCCTACAAATAAATAATTAAATGATTCTTTAATAGCACTTAAATCGAATGTTACCTCACTTGATGGTAAGTATTTATAGACATCTAAATTAGCACCTTCAAATACAACATGGATTGGTTTTTGACTTTTTAAAACATGGCCTGTAGTTCTACCTTGTTGATCCCTTTGTTCAAAACCAACTTCAGTAAATACTTTTTTACTATGTTTAGATGAAACCCAATTCATGTCCATTCGATTTAAACCTTCAATCCAGGTATGATCACAACCTGTACTTTCAATACCAGCTGTACACCCAATATTAAATTTACCTACAGGAGCGAATTCACTTGGAATTGTTATTTGCATCCAAATATCTGGTTTTTGTCCTTGAGCTACACCTTGTACTCTAAGATCATTTAAAAATCTCCAATCATCATGATCTTCTGTAAATCCAAATGGTGTATTACCCCACCTTTGACTTAATAATTTAACATCATATTTATCTAATTCTATAATTGCTTTAACTATATCCCTTGATCTAGCCCCATAACCACTGTAGGTATCAAAAGGGCAACTTATATAAAAACTTGGTTTTTTCATTTAATATATTAATTTATGGTTCAACACTTTACCTTTGTATTCAGTTGCATTAACAATTTCATATTGTTCTCTAGGTTCCCAAACCTTAAACAATGCTTCAAATGCTTCTACTACTCTTTCTGCTTGTCTTTCAGCTGTAAATCCAGCTTCATCACTTAAAGCCCATTCTCTACCTTTTAATCCTTTAGCTTTACGTTCTTCATCACTTAAATTATATATTTCAAGATATCTAGCTGCTGCATCTTCCCATGTACACCTATCATCAAATATATAAGGTGTAGGAGGTGAACCTTGAATTGACCTTGAAGTTGGATAAACTGGAAATGCCCATTCACCATGTTCTTTATATGTACCTCTATGGTTAGATGGTATTTCAGGACTTGGTTCAAACCATTTACCTTTATCATCAACAAATCTCATTTGATCTTGCATTCCACCTGTTACATTAGCTATAATAGGAGTACCTGATAACATTGCTTCTGTAATTGTTAATCCCCAACCTTCGTTAGATGTTAATAATACTTGAGCATCAGCTATATTATATAAAAAGTTTAAATGTTTTCTATCTAATTTATTAGTTGAAAATACTATTGCTTTCTTATATTTTTCATCAAATAAATGTTCTCTTACTGCTTCTAAATCAGTACCATGTTGGGTTACTAATTCAGTATGTAATATCATTCTACACCTTTGAGCTTTATCTTCAGGTAAACCATCTAAGAAATGTCTAAATGCTAACATTGTATCTGGAATTTGTTTACGTCTAATATTTCTTGAATTAAAGAATAAAACATAATCAACATCATCACCTTTAAATACACTATTTCTAAATATTTTCATATCCTTATAGTCATCATGTTCTCTATTAATAGGGAAATAATGTTTATGATTTAAACCATGGGGAATATATCTAAATACTCTCTTGCTATTATCACAATCAGATAATACTAATTCATTAATATTTTTTGTTTGTTTTGATATACCCATTAATAAATCACATGACTCATAAAATGCTTGGTTATATCTTGGTGCTGGATAATCATCCCAAATATTAATATATGCTATTGGACATTTTTGTCTTATATCATCCTCCATATTAAATATATGAGTAAAATATCTAGGATCTGTGAATAACAATAAAGCATCTGGTTTTTCTTGTTCTAATACAGTTCTAATTTCCTCATCTTTACCGTATCCATCTACACAATATACTTTGACATTAGCATCACTAATTCCTGCTTCTTTACCTGTAGCTTCTGATAGATCTAAAACTTTACCCTTATCTGGATGGTTAATAGCTCCACCTACATTTACCCAATTAAAATGTTGAGCTGTATGTGTTACTATTTCTTTGGCAACTGTTGCTACACCAGAATGTACTCTAATGTCATCACACACTATAACAATTTTTTTCCTATCTTTTATAGGAAGGTGTTTAAAACTTTTATTCATTTGGTAATTTATTTATAGTTCAATATTTGTTTGATTGGTAATTTGTTTCCTAAAATTTTCATCTGTAAGATACAAAAATAGACTACGGTCGGCAAGTTTTTGAAACGAAAACTTTCGTCTAACACACTCTATTTTAAAATCATTGAATAATTCGGTTTGGACTTTAACACTTGTTAGTGTCATTTTTTTACTTTGTGGCATAATTTTTATTTTTAATAACGTTATATTTGTCTATACATATATGAATATTCTCCAAATTACATAAAATCTTTACCAGCTTCACATAATTCTGTTTCTTCTTTATAAGGACAGAAATTACAAGTCCATTTTGAAGGTGTTTTTGGATACTTTTTATCTTTAATACCTCCATCTGAATTAAAACATTCATTAATAAAATTATTAATTGCTGTTTTTGCTCTACCTAATTTAATTTTTCCACTAGGTGGTGTAAATTGTTGTACTCTATATGCTTGATATGGTGACATAATATTTTCATCATCCATATCCAATACCTTTCTTTTAAGTATAAAAAACTCAATTTCAATCTTATCTAATGGTATCCCATATTGTTCAGAGAAATATTGTTTATATAATAATAATTGGTACTGTTTATCTTCATCTTTTTTAGCATAATCGTTCCAGCCCTTAGTACTGGTTTTTATGTCGATTATTTTAAATGTATCTGTTGTTTCACAATATGTGACAACATCTAGATATCCCATGTATAATACGTTGTTATACATTTTATTTGGTGCTATTATAATCGGTAATTCACAACCAACTAAATATGTACCCTTTTTACTAAAATATCTACTACGTTTTTTCTTGAACCACTCTAATATTGCCACTCCGTCTTCAAAAAATTCTCTCATTTCTGAGGCATCTGAGAAATGTTCGTTATTATTTTTCTTATATTGAACTTGATATTCAGATATATAAGCGTTTTGGAAATGATCTTTTATATCTATTTCCCTATCTGCTGCCGCAAATGATTTTTCGTATGCTACATCTAAATAATGTTGCATTGATTCGTGTACAGCTGTTCCAAATACAGTGTGTATAGAAGATGTAAATCGTTTGATTTTATCTTTATACTGTAATTTCCACCTATGAGGACATCCTCTAAATATTGACATTTGAGAATAAGAAATATTCTTTTGAAATGCAAA